CAACAAGGCAGCGATGAACCGGCCTCAACGGTTCAGAGGGTTGGCAACTGACCCGGGTGTGCAGCGTAAAGCACCAGAAGCAGTTATCCGGCGGACAGAGTCGCGGTCGGAGAGAAGGAAACAACGGAATTTTTCACTGATGCCCATCCAGAGCGGTGGGCAGCGGGAAAACAACCGGAGAAACACAACATGAGCATCACATTCGACGCGGACAGCGTCAGCGTAGAAGGCGTAGGCAGAAGCAGCCACGTGCGTGTCACGGTAGATGCGCAACCTCGGGATATTGCCGCAGAGCTGGATATAGACGATCGCCTGCATGACTTGGAGCCTCACGAAATTGTGAACCACATCGGCGCGGGCAAGCTGCTGGAAACCATGGACGAGGCCGAGATATCCGAATGGCTGGCCAGCAGCAACGTAGACCCGAACGATTTCCTCAGCGCTATCGGCGAGGAAACGGTCTTGAAGTGGCTCAACAACGAGTGAATCACCAGCGCCACGAAAGCCTGTCGTTAACTGCCCGATCCTCTCTATGAGAGCGTATCGGATATAGCTCGGCCTTCTGCGTGATAGCAGGGTGGCCACCTTGTCCTGAGCTGGTGCGATCAATAGCGCCTTGTGAAGACGGGCAACACTCGGAGGGATTCGAGCTATATCCGATGCGGACGAAACTGCGGCTTATAACCGCCCACCTGCATCACCCAACCTAACCGGAGATCACCATGCTCCTACTGCTCCTGATCGGCGCAGCGCTCAGCCATGCGCGGCCAGAACCGCCACCTGATGACGGCCTGCCAACCGATCCCGTGCGCTACCACCGTGAGCGCTGGCGAACGATCACCGGGTTCACGGCGTTCTGGCGCTACTGATCCCGCCCAAAAACCTGACAACTACTGCATCCGAAAGCCCGGACGTCCAACCGGGCTTTTTTACGCCTCGCCTCTACCCGTCAGCACTCCCCGGCACCCATCGGTAAACAGCCGTGCGTGAGTGTTGAGCGAATACAGGTGAACTAACGAATCAACGGAGCAGAACAAAATGACCATTACTTTTAGTGCAATCGTTTATCAGCAACTGCGTCTTGATGGTTTCGTGGCAAGTGCTGCGCTTTTTTATGCCCGTAAGGCTAAAACCGCCGAGCTGATGAACTTTCGCTAACCCCAAACACTGGAGGTCGCCATGAGCGATATCAAACCTATCCGCGCGAATAGCCGTGACGGCGGCGACACCTATCGCATGCTGAACATGATTCACGTCATGGCCGGCATGCTGGCAAACGAGCCAAAGAAGCACTTCACCCTGGCTCGTACGAACAGCGACCCTCAGTACGGGCCAATTATCACCGTCTGGACAAATGGAGTCGTCGATGTAGAGGCGCGGACTTGGAGGGATCAAGAGCCGGCTTACCACGAATACTCGATGACGCGAGTAGTCGTCCCGCCCACCGAATAACGCCACCCTGGAGGCAGCATGCACCCCGACATCCAAATGCGCCGCGATATAGTCGATGGCCTGCATCAGCGTTCCCGTCTCGCCACTGCTGAGTTCTACCGGCTGATTGATCGGCCTGAGCCGGTGGCTGCCTTTCGGATGATGGTCAAACCAGCAGGCCGCGACTTTTTTCATGTAGTGGATAGCCAGACCGATAAGGTCGTTGGATTTCGCCGCAACCACAACGACGCCTGCGCCCTCGCCCGGAGCCTGGAGCGTGATCAGTGAGTCTGCAGCAGCGTGACCACGACACGGCTGTCGGATGGATCAATGGCGAGCTTGCCGAGCTTAGGAGTGCGGTAGGAAAGCCAAACGCGAGCGCAGCAGCGCGCTCAGCGATAACCCTCGCCTTCCTTCTGCGCGCCATCAGCGACACCGAGCAGAGAGAGTTTCAAGCGCGTATCGACGACATCTACAAGTCCTCTCGCGCAACGGCTGCCTAAACCCAACTTCCAAACATCACCCGCGGTACCTTCTGGCGCCGTGATGGAGGCTCTATGTCTCAAGAAAATGAATCTCCCCTCTCTGCTGCCGATCTGCGGACGATTGCCTACGCCGCGCCCACCGCCAAGATCGAGCGCGAAGAACTAGATGCTGCCCACCGTCAGGCTGAGCGGGAGCGCATCGAAAAGCTTGGCGGTTCTGCTGAGCTGGTGTTGGACCTGGAAGCCAGGCTTGCCGCCGCCGTCGATGATCGCAAGCGCGCCCAGGTCGAGGCGAACTACGCAAAGAAGAAGCTGGAGCAGGTTTTCGAGTCGGTCAGTGCTGCGGTGGGCCGGGATGTTCGCCAGCTCAGCGTCGTGCACCTCGGCATGGCATTGACAGCCAGCCAGTCGAAGCTGGTCACGCTGGCCGGCTACATCGACCGATCACTCACCCTGGATGACCTCGTAGTGCTGAAGCGAGTAGCCAGCAACCTGGGCGTCATACAACCCCAGACCATGGCCCAGGCCGCGCAGCTGATGGGCCTGAGTTACCGGAGGGCTGTATGAGCCCTGCTATGGCCGCCCAATTTGACTGGATGACGGTAGGCGCCTTCTCGCCGGACAGATTCACCGGCGACCAGCGCAAAGAGTACGAAGAAGCCATGAGCCGCATCCAGCGGCAGTGGGACAACCAACCAAACTGAGGAAACTCAAATGTTCAAGAAAGCCGAACGCAAGCAGGCCAAGCTACGGCTGGCACTTGCCGGGCCGTCTGGATCTGGCAAAACCTATTCAGCTCTCCTCTTGGCCATGGGCCTGGGCGGGCGTATCGCGGTAATCGACACTGAGCACGGCAGCGCATCGCTATACGCGGACCTGGTCGACTTCGACGCAATGGAGCTGCATGCGCCGTATTCGCCTGAACGCTACATTGAGGCGATCGTGGCAGCTGAACAGGCAGGCTACGACACGCTGATCATCGACAGCTATTCGCATGAGTGGACCGGATCCGGCGGATGCCTTGAGCAGAACGAGACAGTTGCTCATCAGAAATTCCGTGGTAACACCTGGGCAGCCTGGAACGAGACCACGCCGCGCCACCGGAAGCTGACGGACAAGATCCTAACCAGCTCGATGCACATCATCTGCACCATGCGCAGCAAGACGGAGACCGTCCAAGGCGAGGGCAAGAAGATCCTCAAGTTGGGCATGAAGTCCGAGCAGCGCGACGGCACCGACTACGAGTTCACCGTGGTGCTGGACCTTACCCACGACGGCCATACCGCCACAGCCAGCAAGGACCGGACGAAGCTGTTCGACCAGCCAGAACTGATCGGCGCAGACACCGGCCGCCGCCTGTTGGCCTGGCTGAACTCTGGACTGAACCCGGAAGACAGGGCCAAGGAGCAGCTGGTAGACGCGCTCGCCGACATCGCAAATGCGCCGGATATGGCGGCGCTTGAGTCCGCCTACAACGCAGGACGCGTCATCGTCCACGGATTCGACAACCTCAAGCCTACCCTGGTCGCCGCAAAGGAGATCCGCAAGGCTGAACTGAACAAAGCGAGGCAGTCAGCATGATCAGCATCCTACAGAACGAAGTAGAGCGCCTTCGGCCAGCATCGAACGAGCTGAACTCCCTGACCGAGCAGTTCCTGGCCGCCGGCGGCAAGATCGAAGAAGGCCCCGCCAGCGGCTATATCCCGAAGCCGATCACGTACAGCACGCAGATGCCACCTGCGCCGAAACCATTCGTTCGGCGCCGAGTTGAGCCTTTCACACCTCCGCCTCCCACTCCGCTTGAGATCAGGCAAGAGCAACGCCGTAAGCGAGTGGAATGGGTGATGGAACTCGCTCCCGACCACACTCAAAGCGAAGTGATCGACATCACCGGAATCGGTCGTAGAACACTGCTCGCCATGTCGAAAGAATTCGACTTCAAGTTCAAGCGCTCATCCCACGGCGGACACAACAGCCCGGATCGACTCAAGGCTGCCGCCGAGCATGAAGCAACTCTGGTCGAGCGAATCAACGCGTTCAAAGAGCTTGGCATCAGCAGGCGCCGCCTGTGCGTAAAGCTAAAGATAACCGGCACCACGCTGCTCAAGATCCTTGAAAAGCACTCAATCGATTATCCGAAGTCACGCGCAGGCGGCCAACGATGCGCCGCATAGCCCGCAAGAGGTAGGCCATGGCCAAGACTCCCACAGAACGAAAACGCGACCAGCGCGAGCGGGACAAGATGACCAAGGCGGAAAAAGAAGCCGCCCTGCTGTCTCGCCAGATCGTCACGAAGCTCTATCACAACGATGACGCCGCGCTTAAACGGGTCATGGCCAGGACCGGGATCGACGAAGAGCAAGACCTGATTTCTCGATTCATCCGTGGCGCCGACCGCATGACCGACGAGCAACTGGCTGCGCATATTCGCATTGCGTGACATGCCGTCGTGACACACAAACCCTGGAGATAAAATGAATGAGCTGGCTCTTTTCGCAGGCTCTGGTGGCGGAATACTCGGCGGCCACCTTCTCGGGTGGCGCACCGTCTGCGCCGTTGAGCGTGATGCCTACTCCGCACAAGTTCTGGCGCAACGACAAAACGATGGAGCCCTCCCAGCTTTCCCGATTTGGTCTGACGTGTGCAGTTTTGACGGAAGGCCATGGCGCGGCCTTGTTGACGTGGTTTCTGGCGGATTCCCGTGTCAGGACATATCAGCTGCCGGGAATGGCGACGGCATCGATGGCGCCCGCTCTGGACTCTGGCGTGAAATGGCGCGAATCGTCGGCGAGGTACGACCTCGATTCGTCTACGTGGAAAACTCACCTTTGCTTGTGGGAAGAGGACTTGCCGTGGTCCTCGGTGACCTTGCCGAAATGGGGTATGACGCGCAATGGTGCATTGTTTCAGCATCCGACTGCGGAGCGCCCCATCAGCGCGAACGTTGCTGGGTTGTGGCCCACGATAACGGTACATGGCAATCACAACCAGCCGGGCAGCAGCAAGAACGCCGGTTGGGGTCTGAGCGCAGCAGTCAAACTTTGGCCGACACCTGTAAGGCGCGACTACAGGTACCCAGGCAAAAGCCGCATGGAAAGGACGGGCAGCAAATCAGGCGAGTGTCTACCTCAAGTGGTCGGTGGCCCACTGAACCCGGAGTGGGTCGAATGGCTGATGGGGTGGCCTTCCGGTTGGACCGAATTAAAGCCCTTGGCAATGGACAAGTTCCGCGAGTGGCAGCAACAGCATTCTCCCTCCTATCGATCGACGGCGACTGACGCCGCATAACTCCCCAACTCCACCGCCCGGGCATGGCCCGGCAAGGAAATAACTGTGGCTACACCAACGAGAGAATCAACCGACGCTGAACTGGCTCGCCTCTATTTGGAGCGTGACGAACTGCAACAGCGCCTGACCGCAGCGGATGAAGAACTCGACCAGTGCCATAGCATGGCTTTGATGATCGAAGAAAAGGAATGGGCCGAGCATGTCGGCAAAGGGACTATCTCGTCCAGGGTTGAATCGGCATTCACGCAGTTGCACAACGAACTGACTGAGGCGCGCCAAGGCTTGGCCGCAGCAGATGAGCGGGCGGATGTGCTGGTGGGGTTGTTGCACAAGGCACACCCTTTCACCAATGACGTGGCGCACGATGTGGATGTATGGCTGGAGATTGAAGCCGAACTCAAGCTAGTAAACGGCGATTGCCACCATGGTTACGCAAGCATTCTTGAGTGCCCGGAATGCGGAGAGCCATACCAATGAAATCCCAACTCCCCGCCTACTGCTGGTGCCTGCTGGCACTGGCACAACTGATTTGCTGAGGTGATTTATGAGCGATAAGAGCCGTGAAGAATTCGAGGCTTGGTATCTCAAAAAATACTTTGAGGGCGACAAACAATGTGGCTTGGAATGGCTCTCCACTGATGTTTGCGGAAGCTACCTATACGAGCGCCCCGGAATCCAATGGGAGATCTGGCAAGCATCACGAGCAGCCTTAGAAATTGAGCTGCCGGATAACTTTGATCCTGATGGAGGCGGTCAATGGGCGATGTGGCAAGACCTTGTTGTTCGCTCCATTGAAGACGCTGGCGTGAGGGTGAAGCCATGACCACCAACCAAACGATTGACGGCGTTCTGGTGCCGCGTGAACTGCTTTCATACTGGGCTGAATGCCTGGAGTCGGCCGGATTCAAAGACAGGCCCGCCGAAATGCGCGCCCTGCTAGACAAAGAGGTCAGCGGTGATTCCCGCGCACCCCAGCACCAGGGCGAGCCGCGCGCGTATGACATCGAATCCGCAGCCCGCACACTTTCCGAGTGCATGGACTATTCATGGGGCCATATGCCAGAACAGGGTAGAGCTGCGATGCGTGAGTACGTAGCGCTAATTATCGCCTCCGCATTGCCAGGCAACGCCGAGCAGCCCGCTCCGGTAGCCGTGGCGACAACCTGCTGCGGCTCTTGCCCTGGTGGGTGCGTCTACGGCCTCAAAGCTTAACCCCTCTCTGTAACCCCTCCCCCTTCAAAGTCAGCCGCTATAGCGGCAAGGACACCCTATGACCAATGACAAAACGATTTACGGCTTACAGCCCGCAAAATGCACGTCGTGGCTGGGCCACAAGTTTCAGGGGCGCTATTCGCATACAGAGACTGCGGGGCCGCTGAGCTCAAGGGGCGGTGAAGCTTCGCACGTGATCCGTGCGATTGAGGCAGCTAAATGTCGGAGCGACACCTATCACTGCGACGTGTGCGTGCGTTGCGGACTTGTTATAAATTTTCAGGGAAACATGACCAATGACCAATGACACCACCGAACGCGTCCTGATCGGCTCCAAGGACGTGATGCGCATGCTCAACATCGGACGCACCACGCTGCATCGGGTCCGTACAAAGGACTCGACCTTTCCCAAGCCGATCAAGGACGGACCACACCGCCAGGCTCACGCGCACTTTGTGAAAGCCGAGGTTGAGGCCTGGAT